AATGGGAGCAGAAGTAAAAGCTGACTTGGCTAATAATTTACAACAAGGAGCTGCTAAAAAGTTTTATCAAGTTCTCGCAGGGGGCAGAGCAGCATGGGAATATAAAGATAAAGATTATAAAGATAAAACTGGAGGCAGAGCGGCATACGCAGGCTTAGATAGGAGAGGTTCTGGTTATTTCAAGAAGGCTTACGGCCACATCCCCAACTTTGCCGCAGCACGGCTAGCTCTCGCGGGTGGATTGGTTGGAAAAAACAAATTTGGCAATATAGATCGTAGGCAAATGACAAGACTGGTAAGATCTAATCCCTACTTCAACGGCTTGATGAATGAACATCTTACATGGGACAGTTTTCCGAAAAAAGATAAGCGTAAATTAAGCAGGTGGCTACTCAAACAAGGGGTGTCTAACCGAGCCTTACAAGCGTATGGTCTTGCAAGCATGCATTCAAAATCGATCGGAGAGGGAATCTCAAACTTAGCTATGGCGAAAGGCTATATTCCTAACTTTGCTGACCCATTATCTGATGCGATAGGTAGGGAAAAAGCAGCTGGTGTTCCAGTTTCACAAATTCGCGTGGGCTCACACGGTGCACTCATGGGCAAAGGAAACCCCCTCGGCCTCGGCGTAACCAATACACACGATGAGCCAAATGGTTTGCGTGATGTGTTTGGTGCGAATGGATTTGTGCCGAATTATGCTGTTGGAGACTTTCTGAGTGGTTTCAGAATGGACGATGCTAAGAGAGATTCTTTACTTCAATCTCGCGAAGAATATGCGAAAACAATTAAAGAGGCCTCGGCAACAGAAAAAAAATTAACCAAAACAAAAGAACAACAAACACAAGCATTAAGTCGACAGAAGCAGGGAACATCTGCCTACAATCGTGCTCAACAAAGATTAACCGCAACAAGCCGAGATCTTGATGCAGCGGTGAAAACTAGAGCTGCTGCTGAAAGAAAATTAGCTGCAATATCTAACTCCACTGCTAGGGGAGCAGCTACGCGTCAAAGATTTGCGGGGTCCGGCATGATGATGATGATGGGTACATCTATGGCTTCTGGCTACCTACAGTCAGGCGGAGCTGAAAAAGGAGGAACGGCTTATCAAGCGGGAGGGGCCTTGCAGGGCGCAGCTACAGGAGCAATGATGGCCAGTATGGTCGCTCCATTTTTGGGTCCAGCTGCACCTTTTGTTGTTGCCGCAGGAGCCTTGTACGGCGCATTTGACGGTTGGAATGATGCAATGGAGCAAAATACAAAAGCTCTGAAAGAGAAAGAAGGTCGTAGGCTTGCAACGCAATATCAATCTGCGTCCCAAACTTTTTCTAAAATTATTCAAGGAGAAGAATTAACTAAAGATATTCAATCTGCAGGATTAACCTCTGCAATCAAGGCAGGTTTTGATCCAAAAATGACCGTGGGTCAAACTTTGTATCAAATGGGGTCTCAGGAAGAACAAGCTATAAATTTGGATGAGTTGTTTGGACCAAATTGGGCAAAAGAGTTGCCTCAGTTTAAAAATATATCTGAAGAAGATAGAGCCCGAAAAGAAAAAACGTATCGTAAAACATTTGCAAAAATGCAAAAAACTTACAACTTGGCAGACTATGCATCTGGAGAGAGAACTGATCCAAACTACAATCTTTCCAATATTGATGACGATGATATTCGGGGAGTTTCAGGTTTTTTGAATACAATGGGGTACACTAACATTCAATCTTTAAGGCAAAGTTTATTAAGCAAGGGCTCCGGGAGAAGACAGGCCCGAGGTCAGGCCGTCGATTATTTTTTAGATAATGAAAAGGCTGATAAATTTAAATTTAAATTTGAAGAGGGTGGACAGGACATTCTATTTCAAAAAGATGAATACCGCAAATTATTGAAAGGCGAATCTGCTAAAGATATTTCTGGTAAAGAGCGCAAGGCTGAATTATCTCAAATAAACAAAAAATTAAGAGAACAAGGAGTCTTAGAAGAAGAATATAATAATTCAAAAAACGGACAAGCTCGAGGAGTTATTACACAACTTAATCTTCAAAAAGCTCAAATCGCCGCCCAACAAGCCGCAGCCGTAAAACAGCTTGAGATAAAAGAAAACTATTCGAAAATTTCTGACAACTTAAAGTTTGAAGAAAAATTAATGGGTAGCTTGATGACCGATCAGCAAAAAGCCCAAAGCAAATACCTTCAAGCAATAAATAAAGCCGAAGAAGCATACTCTAATGCGGCAGCTTCTGCCGATAATCAATTAAGAACAGGTATATTAGCTCAATTAAAGGTCAACGACCCTTTGCAGGGGGAATTAAAGAAAGCTCTTCGAATGAATGATACGTCCTCTTTTCAAGATATTAGTGAGAGGGTCGGTTCGTTAACTGGAAAAGAACTAAAGTCTACTTTAGAGAGTATCGCCAGCGAAGCGGGTGAAAATTCAACAATAAGAAAGGCTATTAATGAATTATTATCTTTAGAAATAACTAAAATGGAAAACATACTGTCTCTGGCGGAACGGCAGAAGGGTGTTTCTACAAGCCAAGCAGATAGAGAGCGAGAGATTAATGGTATACTCGCAGGTCGGGCTGAAATTATAAAAGATTTAGAAAGAAAAAACCGCATGTCTTCAGAAGGCCTTCGGTCTTCCCAGAAAATCCGAGGGTTTACCGAACAAGTTGCCGCAGCAAAAAGGTTAAATGCTGTAGGTCCAGGATACCAAACTGGTAGGGAAAGGGAAGATTTTGCAATGTCCGAGAAAGGATTTAGATTAGAATCTAAAATCACAACCCTCGAAGAAAATAAAGAAAGATCTATAAGAGAGCTAAATATAGAAAAAGAAAAAACTAATCAAGTGGTTGACCAGGATAAACTCAAAAATTTAAGACAAAACAAAAAAGATGCAGAAGATTATAGTGAGCCTTTGTTAATTTCTGACCAAGACCTAGAAACACTGAATACGCTGGAGAAACTTGAGGCCGAAAGAAAAAAGAAACTAGAAGAAATCGAACAAAAAATAAAAAACATAACCAAAGAGACAAATAAACAAATATCAAGCGAGCAAGCGCTCTTAGATAAAGAGAAAGAAAGACTCGAAATCAAAAGAAAACACGAAACTGGATCTGGAGCATTTGGTAGAGGGTTGGCGGGCGGCATGAAAAGCATGGCAGAACAAGTTGAAACGATGGACTACGAGCTTGGCCAAAGAATTCCGCAAGCTTTCGCTGATGGGCTTTCCAACGCAATGGTTGACGCAATTAATGGCACAAAAAGCATAAAAGAAGGTTTAATGGATGCCGCGATTGGGTTTCTTGGTATGATTCAAAAAGCCATGATGCAAAAAATGGTCATGCAAGCAATGGGGTCCATGGGGTTTTCTCAAGGAGGTAATGTCCGCAATTACTCAAAAGGCGGAAATGTTCCCGCAAGGGTTTCGGATGGAGAATATTTAATGAGTCGAGAGGCTGTAAATAAATACGGCGGATCATTTATGCATGGATTGAACGCTGGAGGGCGCGCTCCTGAATTCGCTAGCGGCGGGGAAGTTTTTAGTGCTGGATTAATTGGTGGCGGTATATCTTCAAAAATTTTAGAAGGAAAAAAGAAACGTCAAGATTCTCTGAGAACTGCTGTGGAGAATAATTTACTATCGAAGGGGAAAATAAAAAGAGAAGAGGGTTCTATGGGGGCGCCTGTAGAACAAGGGTCTGCGCTTGCCCAAAATTTTGGAGGAGGGCGAGGTTTTGACTCTGGTAGGTTGTACCAAAAAAGAGCGATGAGCAGCGCTTTTTACGCTCAGTCTGATAATGTGGGACTTACCGAGGATACAGGTGCAATGCAATCAATACTTTCAGAGGAAGATCATATTCGTCAAATGGAAAAAGCAAGAAGGGAGGCTAAAAAAGCAAAAAGAAAGCAGTTGATGAATATGGCTATTGGCGTTGCCGCTCAATTTGCACTTGGAAAAATATTTAGCGGCAGCAGTGGGCCAAAAATGGGGCTAGGAAGGGACACTATATCAAGAATGCCTGAAAGCTCATTTGATTTTTCGGGCGTTAAGTCTAGCCCTGTAGGAGATTTTTCTCAATTTGGTGATTATAATTATAGTAGCCAGTTAGGTCGATTATACAACGGAGGCCCAATTCGTAAGTATGCCAGTGGTGGACACATCGCAGGAAAATCTGGAATCGATCAAATTCCTGCGATGTTAAGCGAAGGAGAGTATGTAATCAAGGCTAGTAGTGCTCGTCAACTTGGTAAGCCAATGCTTGATCAAATAAATGCAGGAAAATTTCAATTCGGAGGAGAGGTTTCCCCTATAAACTCGGTTGCTGAGTCAACATCTTCAGGAGGGAACACTAATAATATTTCCATATCGGTCAACATTAAAAAGGGCACAGGTGAAGACGCAACTCAGGTTGAAGATGCAAAACCAAATTCGGAGGATGGAGGGCCTGACGGAGCTCAAGAGTTTGCGGACAAAATAAAAACTCAAGTTGTAGCTGTCATTGTCCAGGAGCAGCGTCCAGGAGGGTTGCTTTTTGATTGATGAGCTACTCGAATTACGAACAAGTTGTCATTCTTGACGGTTTTGCCTTATCGGGAGTTCAGAGTGTGGAGGCTAATTATGGGATATCCGAAAAGCCAATTAAGGTTGCAGGGGTTGGTTTTATTGATGCCCTAGTTGACAAGCCTCTAGAGGGTAACTTTTCGGTATCGAGGGAAATGGTAAGTTCTGACCCATTGCTTCAGCGGGACTCTTTGGGTAATTATAAATTTGACGAACAAGAAATCAGTGGAGTTATTTTATACGATAATAACTCGAAAGGTTTCGGTTTTACTAAGGCTCGGGTTAATCAGTATTCGATATCTTGCTCTGTGGGAGATATACCCTCCATAGAGACGAGTTTAACTGTATATGGAGAACTGGGAAAAGGGGTGATGGCTGGGAATAGCTCGTTGTTTGTTTTGAAAAAAAATTATAATGAAGGTTTTGATGGGGATTACGTTTACCTAACGAGCTCTAGCGAAGAATTTATTGATCAAAACGTAAATCTGCTTGAGTCTTGGAAAAATAAAACTCTTAGTGTATCTGATCAGGCTTATAATGGTCTAGCCGAGGACTCTAAATTTATCCAGTACGGATTTGTTGAGGCTTTAGGGTTGCGCACTTATTCCTCGGGGTGGTATTATTCCGATTGGTTTTTTATTTCCAAGAAGAATACCTCTTTGTCTTTAAACTATAGCCTTACATATTGCCCGGAAGTGAACGGGGTTTTCGATCATACCTTAAGTTCTTATTGGGTCTTTAATAATTTTCTTGGCTGGGTTTACGTTCAAACTTCTGAGTCTAATTTTTCCTCGAGCAAGCAAATGTGGTTTTCTGTTTTTCTTGAATTGCAAGGGAGTGGAGGGGCTTTTCAGTCGCCGGTTTGGATGTGGTCCGATCAGGAATTATTAAATTCGAGGGGTGTAGCTTATTTATTCTCTCCAGAACAAAATATTATGCAGAATACTTGGGTTGAATTTTTTAGAGATTCTTTGGGCGAGTATAAATCTATTCTTTATGACCATTCTGGCTCAAGGTGGCTCGGAATGTCGGGGTTATCTGTTGATTCTACTTCCAAATTAATACTTGAAGAGTTAAGCTTAGAGGATATAAATTTAAGACAACTATCTCCAAGCCTAGCTCCTTCTGCAACTGTTCAGGATAACCTTCTGCTCCCCGCCTCGGATATTTTGACTCTGGGAAAAGACGCTTTTGAGCTAGCTACTTACGATGTCAATAAACTTATAAGAAGTAGTCATCCACCAATCAGCTTTCCAGACCAATCAACTATATCAATAATTATTGATGATTTTAATATAGACGCTGTTAGTGATTTTAGTTTTAGTCGAGCAATAAATCTTCAACCTATATACGCGATCCCAAAAGGAACTTCAGAGGATTGGGCTTTGGGGAAAAAGGCTTCAGTGAAAAATCTAGAACCTGTTCAAGTTGACACTCAGTACCCAATAGAAACAGACATTAATGTTACTATTATAGTAAATAATTACGAAATAAGAGAAATAAAAGATAGAATTCAGTCCGCCCCAAAGAGTAACGTAAGTATAATCATAAGTGATTCTAAGACAGGGTTGGAAATTGATTCTTTTTTTGGAAGAAACGTAAGGCTCGTGGGAGAATCTATTTCTTCTTCTGTTGAGGGGGAGATGTCTATATCTTTGACATATAAAGGTTATGACACTTACAGGTATTTAAATTATGAGTGACCCTTTTTTAAGATTTGAAAGCGGTAAAATATCTTTAGGTAATAAAGATTTAATGGTCAACTCTGCTAATTTGTCTATGAGCCCATCTCTTGCTGTTGAAAAAGTTTACGGAAATTATAAAAGGGGATTGTCTGGAGCGGGAGTTGAATTTGTTGGCTTTTCTCCTATTCAGCCGCTAACTGGAACTTTGGATATAGGTTTCTATATATCTGCAGAAACTTTTTCAAAAGACGGCTCCCCTAATAACATAAATAGGATCTTCGATATAAAGAGTGGAATGTCAGAGCTTCCTGTTAACGGAAATAAAGTTGGGAGGTACTCGTTTGACAACGCTTTTTTAACATCTTTGAGCTTCAAGCTTGTTCCTTTTGGCGTTATTCAGGCTTCAGCGTCTTACGCTATTTACGGAACTATAACTAATAAGGGTGTTGCCGACACCTTTAATAAGAGCGAGGTTGATTTTGCTCACGGATTGAAATCTTTTGGGGATTTAAAAATTGGTTCGTCAATTGCGGAGGATGTTGTTGGGGGCAGATTTGAAATTAGCGAGTTAAGTTATAGTATAAAGGTGGAAAGAAAAACGCATTATCGAGTTAGAGAATCTGAAAACACCTCTGTAAATACTAACGCTTCGGGAGTTCTTCCTTGCAGGGTTTCTGTTGAAGGAATAGAAAAAAAAATGAATATAACTTCTAACGAAATTGTTCCTTTTTTAAATTCTTACGGAGTTCAACAAAGGCTTGCTGGCGTAAATAGCGATCTAATGGTTGATGCTTCTGCTTTTTTGTACTCTTTGCAGGATACTCAGATAGCTAAGTTTGATTGCTCCGGCAGAATTGTTGATCAGTCTTTATCCATTTCTGAGGGTCAACACTCAATGGGTTCCATATCAATCAGAGAAGTAGTCAGCTAATTATGAAATACCCAGGATCTCCATTTTATATAGATCAGTTACTAGAGAATATTGATCCAGGATTTAAGCCTCCTTCTTTCGCTGGGCATATTTCGAATTATAGTGGTAATTTTGAACAAGGAGCTAGTTATAAAAAGTTCGATTTTGTTTACAATACTGGAGATAGTTCTTTTTATTATGCAAAGGAGGATATTACCGACGGAGCGGGACTGGTTCTCGAGAGCTCTCACCGATTTTCTCTTGATCCTGACGGACCGTTAATTGACGGCAAGCCATCTTATTATATAATAGATGAACTTGCTGAAGCTGAAGCTCTCGGCAGTGAACTTCAAGTGGGTCAGACTTTAAAAATAGAGGGTTCTGTTAATGGTAATGATGGAAGTTTTTTAATTAAAGACGTTGAAGCTAACGTTGAGAATATTCCCGATAGCGACATTATTCTTCAAACCCTTGATGTTTCTACTGTTGGGTTTGGTTGGTATAGATCAAGCTGGTTCTTGTTTCCTGGAAGAGGTGGAGATAATGAATTAAATTTAACTTCATTCTGGCGCTCTCAAGAAACTAACTGGATAAGAACTAGCGCTCTTGGTTGGTTGTACCTTTCACCTTTGCCGCAGGGCTTAAGCTTATCTCCCCCAGAGAGAAAGTTGTGGTTTTTTAGAGAGACGTTTTTTTCAAGAAATACTCCTGAGGGGGCCTTACCTGCGGGGCATTGGATCTATGCTAGTGAAGAACTTATCGGAGGAAGTGATCTCGAATCAAACAGTTTTCTTTACTTGGTTCCTCAATTTACTAATGAGCTTGGGCCTGAAGGTTGGTTATATCTGAGCAAAGGCGATCAAGATAACTCTATGTTTATTTATAATTTTTCTAACGAAAAATGGTACGGCATAAAAAGGGATCTTGCTGGAGTAAATAATAATGTCAATGGAGTTACTATTACTCAATCTAAGCCTTCTTTTCCTGTTCCTGACAGACTGGGAGACGGAAAGGTTTCAAAAATACAAATTCAAGGGTTAACAGATAATGACTCTATAGTGTCTTTCGAGGAGAAATCCTCTAACCCTATAAAGTTATCCTTGATAAACTTTACTCCTGGCAGTAGCCCTGATAAATGGGCAAAGGATTTGTTCTTTTTTGACTGCGATTACGGCTCTTCTGCTAATTTTAAATGCGATAATTTTAAATATGAATTTGGTAATGGTTATTATATAACGCAGCCGAAGTCTATTAATTCTCTAAGTTGCAATTTTAATTTAAGTTTTAAGAATAGGACTAACAGAGAAGCTAATGCAATTATTCATTTTTTAGAAAATCATCAGGGGCAGCATGAAAAACACGAAAATTCAGTAAACTTAAAATATTCTCAGGGAGTGTCTGGATTTAGGTGGGGCGGGGATTCAACCTTCCATCCGTACGATTCAATATCTAATCAGTCTAAAGATTTTTACTGTAATGAATTTTCCCATTCTTTGAATTTCGAAAACAGTAATGATATTTCTTTATCTTTTAGAAATTTTAATACTTCAATACTTAATAAGTCTGAAAGTATGTATGTAAAGCCTCCTGGCAGTTATAATGAAAATATAAATTATCAACTTAATGATGTAATTTTTTCTACTGGAGATCATGAGTATTATTATTACTGGAATGAGTCTTCTTCTGTTAATGGAAGAAGTCCGGTTCGTGAAACGAGCGAATATTCTCGTGAGTTTGGTTATTACGAACAAATAAATAAAGAATTTTGGACTAGAGATTTCTTTTGGAAGCCTTCTTTGGGTCTTGAGGTAAACCATTCAGTTTCTCTCCAGGAAATCTCTGTTGATAACTCTTATATTCAGATGTATAAAGATGGTATTAATGATAATTTACTTACGCTGAACTTGAGTTTTAATAATAGGGGTGACGAGGAGGCTTGGGCCATTCTTCATTTTTTAGAGAGTCATTACGGATCTATTCCGTTCTTATTCTCTCCTCCTGCTCCATACGAGACTCCTCAAAATTTTATATGTTCGGAGTGGAGTCATGTTTATAATTTTAAGAATAATCATAGCATTTCTGCTGTTTTTGAGCAGTTCCCTTTTAATTTAACCTCTTCGAATTTATCCAGTTATACTTCTCCACCTTTGTATACTCCCGGAGAGTTAAGTTTTTCGTCTCCACTGGTTTTCTCGGATAAATTTTCTTCTGGAGGTTATAATAAACAAAGAATAAGGAATAGGTTAAAGTTGGAGAATATAGGTGATGGACCTGTTACTTTACATTCAATTATTTGCAATGATGATCATTTTGAAATTCTTGGCTCTAACTCCTTGGTGCCCCCTTTTATTCCCGAGTCCACCTCTGCAGAGTCTTTTATTTACGTCTTGCCGAGTGATAAGAATTTACCTTTTAATCTTGATGGGGCAAAAATTAAACTTGATAAGAAATTTAAGGATGGTTTAGACGGTGGGCAATTTTTTATATTAATGGAGGGTAGCGGGACAGTAAAAAGCGAGTGGACTCCTAAGTTAGTAAATGGTCGCCAGCAATCTTTTTTTCAGGATAACACAGGAAAAATAAGGGATGTTTTAGATGAGGATGGCGAACGTTACCTTTGTGAATATTTTATTGCTGAGCAGTTTTTTGAAAACAATTCTCAAGCAGAAATTCCCGGAGGATCTTCTGGTTTTATTGATATAGTCTTTGATGGGGAAGGTTTCTCGCAGGAAAAAAATTACCTAGTGAACGAAGATGGCGAGCAAATATATTATAAGTTGGTCGGCGATGATATTTACGAATCATACGTTAATAAATATTCAGATCTATCTGCCTCTTATTTAAGTTTTTTGAGTCAAAAACTTTCTTTTTCTCGCGAATTCAAATTAAAGATTCATACTAGCGATACACTTAGTACTTTGTTTCAAAAAATGTTGGACAGGGTTCCTAGCTATGTAGAAACGAATGATCATTGGGGTTGGACTTTTGATGGAAATACTACTGTTGGGCAGGCGATTAAAATAATCGAAGGGTCTCCAGAGTTTAAAGATAAAACTAGTAAATCTTTATTTGGTAAGATTCACTGGAACGATCATGGTCCCTCTCAGTCGAGAACTTTGCCTGAATCTTCCGGGCCTATTGAAATTTCCAATGAAGATACGTATTATAGTTCAAAGATTATTATAGAAAGCAGTGAGCAATTTAGCCCTCAAGAAGCTTCATTAAGTGTATATATTAAAAATTTATGAGTAAGTCCCAATCGAATTTAAATAAGCAATTAACATCTTTAATTCCTGACTCTCTTATATCTTTTTTTGAGATAGATTTTTCTAATCTTCAGGTAGATTTTGAGAATTTAAGTGACTTGTACGGGGTCAACTTCGGAGCTGAGGCTAAGTATAGATTTTGCCCAATGATTAACAACTCTAATCCTGTAATATGGCAAGGTGTATCGTATCAACCTTTACCTATTAAGATGGAAGGTTTTGATTCTTCCTCTGACGGTAAGCTTCCAAGGCCTATGCTTTCAATGGCTAATCCAGAAGGTATATTTTCTAAAATCTCTCACTCTAATCAAGATTTCTCAAATTGCCAAGTCACAAGAAAGAGGACTTATGCAAGATTTCTTGATGATGAAAACTTTCAAAATAAAAATTTAAACGAAAAAGGGAAGAATCCTTTTGGCGCGGCGGATCCAAATTCCCACCTCTTGGACGATGTTTACTTTATAAATAAAAAAGTTTCAGAAAACAAACAAGTTATCCAATTTGAGCTTGTCTCGGCTTTAGAATTTGAAGGGTCTTGGGTTCCTGCAAGGATCGTGATGGCTGATTATTGTAACTGGACCTATCGTTGCTCTATTGGATGCGGTTATAAGGGCTTACCTATTGAGACTCAAGAGGGGAGGGTATTGTACAACGATATAGATCCCGATAAGAATTCTAGTATTGCTGAATGGGATCGAAATAAATCTGAATATGAAGTCGGAGATGTTGTAATGATTGAAGGCAAAGTTTACAAAAACCCCCAAAAAAGGGTTCCTCAAGTTTTTGTTTGTAACAAACAGCATAAGGATGTGTCTATGCATCACCCTTATCTAGACTCTAGGTACTGGTTGAAAGATGAATGCTCTAAAACGCTGGAATCTTGCTCGAAGAGGTTTGGTAGATCTAAGCTAGACCTTATTCCTTACAATAGGGCTGATCAAACTTATGAAGGTTTGAGATTTGGAGGTTTTCCTGGTACAGAAAAGTATAATGTCCAGGGTTGATTTTAATGAAAAAATATTAAAAGAAATAGAAGCGTATGCATTGTCTAATCCTCTTGAGGAGTCTTGCGGTATTATTCATAAAATTGAAGATCAGTTTTATTTTTTACCCGCAAAGAATTTGAGTGACAATAAGTTTGATTTTTTTATAATAGATAATCGCCTTATAATTGAATATAATACAGTATGCATATTTCACTCTCACCCGAGAACCAGTTGTAGGCCCACTCCTTTTGATATGAAAATTTCTGACGAACTGTGCTTACCTTTCTTGATATATAGCTTAATGGATAAAGAGTTTTTCTTATACGGGAATATAAGTGTATAGGTATATTAAGGTTTAAGGTGAAGAGTGTTTTTTTATACGGAAAATTAGGTGAGAAATTTGGTCGAAAATTCGACCTTAACGTCGATAGTGCGCTGGAGGCTTTTCGAGCTATAGACTCAAATTGTGAAGGTTTTTTTGATTATATCATTGATCAACAATTGAGGGAGGTTCACTACGCTATAGTTTGTAGGCACCCTTCGAGCATAAAGAATGAAAGAGATTTAATTGATAACTCTATAGGAGATAGTAATTTTAACTTAATTGTTAACTCTAAAGAAATTCACGTTCTTCCAGTTGTTGCTGGTTCCGGAGTTATAACAGCCGTTGTAGCAGCCTGGAAAGCTGCAGCTGTTATGACTAAGGTTATGATAGTTATGACGGCTGTTCAAATAGCTATAGCTATAATAACAAAGCCTCCTGAACCTAAGGACGATAGGAAAGACCCAGTATCTACAAAGTCTTTTCTTCTTTCTGGAAGCTCTAATAGGCGAGCCCAGGGAATCGCTGTTCCTTTGGGTTACGGAAGGTTGATTATTGGCTCTACCGAAATTTCTCACTACCAGGAGACTTTTAAATATACCAACTCTAAAAACGGCCATTTAGAGTCTTATGTTAAGTTGAGGTATGTTGACCTTATCTCTGAAGGGCCAATTTTAGGATTAACCAACTCTAATGGAGCGCTCCTTAGCACTTCAGATCTTAGAGAGGGTATTTTTTTAAATAATGTTCAAGTAAAGAATACTCCAAAATCTAGCGGGGAAGGGGATAATTCTCTAAACTATATTTTAAATGAAGATACAGAAGATGTTCCTGTAATAAAATTGGGTGAAGATGGCGAGACTAAGCTTTTGAGTCCAGATGTAAGATATTTAATTGATTATCAAAATGTCATGTTTGGCTCAAGCCCTTATGGCCCGTCAACTTCTCCGGGAAGTGCAGATTTCTGGGGAACAACGAAAAGAGCTATGAAACAAGGGGCTAAGGCGTTCGCTCATTCAGTCTCTAATAGTTCCGTATCTTCGGTAATCGCCGCGTTTAAATTTCAAGGTTCTCAAACCAATAAACAGAGTGGCGAAGTCTCTGGTTGGAACGTAAGGTTTGCTATTGAGGTTGTAATTGATAATGAAAAGTATAATTTGGTCGATTTAAAAAAAGATCCTACTTCGGGTTTTGACTTTTCAGGAAATACCCTGAGTAATGGCAGTGGGTCTTTTTATTGGCTCGAGAAAACAGGGGAAAATGATGGGATGTTCGTGATTAACGGTCTTGCTACATCAGCTTACCAGGTAGATCTTAAGATAGACTTAGGGGAAAATGTATCTAGTCTAAACTTTATAAAACTCAGTTCTGAGTTGGACCCTTCTGTTAGCGGGGGAACTGTTGGTGGAATGAGGAGGGAGAGAGCATTGTCGGTTGCGCATATCGTCGAAGTAATTAACGAAAAACTTTTATACCCTAATTCCTCATTGATATCTTTTTGTATCGATTCCAAGAACTTCTCGAAAGTTCCTGCTAGAACTTTCCACGTGAAATTAAAAAGGGTACTGGTCCCTTCTAATTTTGATGAGTTTTCGAAAAAATACATAGGTCCGTGGAACGGCTTGTTCAAGGGTCAAAAATCATCCTCTGAATCTATATATAGCATAAGCGATAAAGATAAAGTGTGGACAGATAATCCCGCTTGGGTATACTTTGATATGTTGAATAATTGCAGGTACGGCCTAGGGAAATACGGCTTGGAGGAAAAAAATATAGACAAATGGCAGCTTTATAGGATCGCTAAATATTGCGATGAGTTGGTTGAGACTGATTTTCCTATAGAAAACAAACATGGCGTGCCTCGCCTGTTTAGCACTTATAATGAGATTGTGTTTGATGGAAATGAATATGATTTGGGCGTTTTTGATTTAGATATTTCGGGGAGCTCCTTTGATCAAGACAGAGAAAACGTTACGCTTACCGATGATGAGTGGATAGATGAATTCGGGGACGGAGATTCTTTTAGGGGTAAAAAGATTGCGTTTTTTATACATCAACACTCTTTTTCGTTAGGCGGGTTAACCCTTTCGCAAAGGAGGTTAGCTCAAGAAAGGTCCGCTTTTAGGGAGGGGGAAATTGTGATCGAGGAAAGAGTTATTCATTCTAGCGACTGGAAGAAACGAAAGTTGACTGTTACAGGTCCTAGTTTTGAAAGTAACTCAGCAACCTTTGAGCATAATATGCCGGGGGTAGGAATTATAAAAAATACTATTGGAGCCTGCGTTGTTCAGAAAAATCATGCTGTCGTTGAGCCTAGGTTTTCTTCAAACTTTTACTTTACCGAAAGAGCTGACTCGTTAAAGATTCTAAACTCTATAGCTTCTGTGTTTAGAGGTATAACTTCCTATCAAGATGGGAAGGTCACGTCTGTGATTGATTGCTTCAAGAAGCCTTCTATGCTTTTTAATAATTCAAATGTTTCTCCAGATGGTTTTACGTATTCTGGCGTTTACAAAAATAAAAGAATAACCGCTGTCTTGATCAGGTATAATAATTCAGAAAAAAATTTTAAACCGGATATTGTGTTTGAAGAAGACGCTGAAGCTTCCCAGTCTTCTGGTTATTTAGAACACGAGATTATGTCGATGGGAGTTACGTCTCAGAGTCAAGCAAGGAGGTTTGCTAGGTGGGTGCTAATGACCTCCCAGTTAGAGACTGAGGGGGTGTCTTTTGAGTGCGGTCAAGAGGCGGCATACTTGGCTCCTGGTTCTATTATTGAGGTGTCTGACGAAATGCGAGCAGGTAAAAATAAAAGCGGAAGGGTTCTTTCTTTAAAAAGAAAAAAAAGAACAACCGCTGCTGGCAAAGAGATTATTAAGCACCTCATCTTTGTTGATAAAAGAATAGAGTCAGAGCCTTCCTTGTCCAGGATTGAGGTTACAATAGCTTCTGGAGCAATTAATACTGATCTTGATTTGATAGAAAAAAGAAGTAAAAGCGAATCTTCTCAACAAGATCAAGATCAGGAAATTGATTCCCTGCAGACTCCTCAGTACTTTAAGTTTTCAGCATTTATTAATGTTTCTAGCGACCCAGAGGATTTTGGTCCCGATGGGCAGTCTACTTATCTTACGGATTTAATGTTGAAGCTTCAGGTTGAGTTTGATATAACCTTAAATCAGGTTAAGTTATTTAACCATAACTTAAAGAGCGGGGATAGGGTTCGGTTTTCTTCCTCTGGGGTTCTTCCTGGGGGGCTATCTGTCGATAGAAAATTCCAAAAAGCTTATTTTGTTAAAGATGTAAACCGACATAGTTTTACTTTGTCTCTTGAAGATGGAGGGGCGGTTGTGAATATTGTAGATCAAGGTTTCGACTCTTTGTCTAATCGAGGAGGAAAGCATTTCGTTTCTCCCGAAAATATCGAAGGGATTTCCCCCCTTACTTTAAGCGCAATAGAGCAAATAGACCCAGGTTCAGCTTATTCTATTGCTGGGCTTTTTGACTCTGAAAGAAGGAGTGTTGATTTGGGGGTAGACGGAATAGGTTTTACTGATGCGGAATTAAACAAGCTTGGGGTTACGCACGATTCAGGTTTTGGTTGGGCTCAATCTTCCAGATTTGGTAGAATTTATATTCACTCTAGATCTTGGATCCTTTTGTCCTCTCATTACGCCAGGTGGATATCTATAGATAATTTTTTCGATAATGAACTGTTCAGCGGTTGGGTTTGGAGTCTTGAGTTGGGTTGGATTTGGTTGAGTGATGTTTACTATAATGATGGTGTTGAATTCTGGCTTGTTTCTGATGGAGAGAGAGGTTCGGAAGACGGAACTTGGATTTCTCCTATAATTTCAGAAAAAGGAAAGATTTATTGTATATTTTTATTTGATAATATGCAGAGTGGTGGAGTTCTGGAAGTTTCGGACGACTACAGGATTGGCGATATTGATCTTGAGGTTATTTCTGTTCCTGTTCAGGGTGCTGAATATTATGTTTTAGCATTTAGGGATGATTTTGCTAAAGGCTGGGATGATTCTTATAGAGACTCAATATCTAATTCCAGCACCACTCCTACTGCCGCATCTGTTGAAAATTTCTTGGATAATTCAAATTTCAAAAGAGTGGGGGTTTTGGAGTTTATTCCTTCTGGTTCGGAAAGTTCCATTCAGGGAGAGGAGTCTGTTCATGTAAAGATTTTAAATTCTCATGACGCGGATCTTAGTCAAAACTTTACGGTTAATTTCGATAGTGTTGAGGATAATATAAGTGGGGCTTTTCACCAAAGCATTATTGCTCAATCCTGGCACACTATTAGGATATCTGAAGACATTGTTGAGCTTATTGGTTCTTCGCAATTAAAGCAAATAATGGACACGCAGAATTTTTCTTTGCAGAATTATGGATATATTAGTTTTTTCGAAAACGCCAGATCAATTAACCAGAGGATTTATGAGTCCGCGTTGTATCGGGTAATGTCTATTAATGAAGAGCCTTATAATAAGTATAAGGTATCAGCTTTAGAATATAACCCTTCGAAGTTTGCGGCCATAGATAAAAAGGGTATAGTCAGAAAACCTTCATTGCCAATACCCCCTCAAGCAGATATGTCTGTACCTGAGCCTCCTGAAGGTTTGATTTTAACAGATTTAACTGTATAATAGTTATGGTTTCCACTTCATTAGGCGTCGAATTTAAGGTTTTAGATTTAAGTGCTAAGTACGAGGTTGTTGGGACTTCAGATAACTATTCTTTCCAGTATGAATTGGGTAGAGGTAATGACATTGTTAGTAATATAGGTGATACCGTTCAGGAGGTTATTTCCTTGAAGGGTAATTATGGAGTCTTCAAAGTAAGAGTTTTTGCTGTAAGTGATATAGGGATAAGATCTTCATTTTTAGAGGATACTGTAAATATTAGCCCTCCGGAGTTTGATGGTACTTTTACTTTTTCTAATCTAAAAATAGATGGAATTAGTCAAATTTCAGAGGTAGGAAAAACAATTATACATACGCCTGAATACCCTGGCGATAAAATGATAGTAAATTCAGAATATATCGGAAGGGATATAAAGCTATCTTGGGATCTTCTTCCGCCCGCTGGTCACCCTCTTGAGGGGGCGCCTGTAAGCTCCGAGTTGCTTTCTGATAAGTTTTTTGATCATTTTAAAGTGAAAATTAAGAATGGCGCCGACTCTTTAATTATTGAAGATTCGATCCTTGACTCGTCTGCCGCTTTACGCAACAACCTTTCTACCGACGAAGTTTCTGATAAACTGAATTATTATAGAGATTTTAATCTTCACTTAAGTAGAGAAGTTTTTGAAGAGTCTGAGCTTAACCTGAGTAGGACTGTATCTTTTGAAATTGTTGGTTTTGATGTTTTTGGGAATTCTTGCACTGGTATGTTGACGGGCGTAAACTACGAGCCAAACTTAACCGCTTCCCAGTCTTTGCATGGGTCAAAATGCTCGTTTGCATTTTCATCTTTAGATACAGATTTTGAGTCTACCCGAATAAGGTTTATCGCTATTCCAGAGGGCGAAGCTTTGTTTGATTCTTCAAGTATAGAGCTAAATCAGGAATATTACGCTTCAATTAATGGGGCCTCTGATTACGTTTTTTTAAAAAACGAGTATATTGCTAGCGGGGATAGGTTTGTTGTATTTGAGGATGGTCACGTATATAAATCTATACAGGATCATGTTAGTTCTGATAATTTGAAACCTGGGAATTCTGATTTTTGGCAGGATCTTGGGGAGAAGGTTCCTTATATAACTTCTCAAGAGGATACTGACTTGGATTTTTTTGAGGTAGACCAGCTGTTTGGTTATTCTTATTATTACGATTTTCAGCCTTTTGACGCTTACGGTTCTGGGGCTATTTATAATTTAAGTGAGGATAGCTGGGGAAATAGCTCGCTTGCCCTTAGATACTCTCAGTATTCAGATTTAAAAAGTATAACTTCTTCGATAAAAATTAGAGACTTATCTTTTAGGGAGAGAGGAGACTCTTTAGTTTTTGATTGGAAGTTTGAAGATCAAGATGGTTTACCTGTCGCAATTAGCTCTTATAAATATTTAACGAATGTTTTAGATGCTCCTTCTGTTATCGGAGTAAGCGGCCACCTTTTTGATAATCACACTGATCAGTATTTGTCTGGAATTTTTTCAGAAGAGATTATAGAAAGTTTTTCGTATTCTAGAGAAAAGAATAATCAAATTTATAAAAACGGGGGTTATCCGCCGGGAGTTTTTAGTTTTGACCCGTCTTTGGTATATTCCCCCGGCTCAAGCCTTAATAATTGCGAAGTTGATCAAAAATTGTTTTCTGCTTATCTAGATAATTCTCTTGAGCAGCCTTACATTAAGCCTGTGTACGAACTTTGGGATTCTTCGAGAGATTATTACAAAAGAGAAGGTTCTCCTTTTTCGGATATAGTCTCTTATAACGATAAGTTATTTGAGGTGGTTCAAGATTTTGGCCCAGGGTTGAGCTCTTCACTAGGGCTTTTTAATGAAACCTCTGTCTATAAGGCGGGGGATGTCGTTTTATTTCCCGTAGGCTTTAACATTTTTACTCCATCTGATAGGTATTTTGTTGGCGAAATGGTTCTTTTTGAGGGTTCTGTATTTGAATGCTTAAGAGATATAGAGCCTAATAATATATTAAGTTTTCCGGACTCCAATTTTGAGTACTGGAAAAAGCGACATGTTTATGAAAAAACGAACCTGTTTTTATTTAAAGCTAATATCGATGTGGGTTTATCCAACACTCCTCCGAGTGAGGGATCTGCAGAATGGTCCATACAAACTCCAGGTAGTTCTTCTAGCTTTTCTCTTTTTGCGGACAGTTTTTCCAGTCAACCTTTAACGGATAATATTTATTCTGAAGGGTTTGTATTTAAGAGAAATGTCTCTAATCCGACCTTAGCTCCTACAACTCCGTTAGTTAGCTTAAATCAAGATTATTCTGCTGAAGAATGGACTCCTTTTTGGGAGTTAGATGATCGTTTCGACGACGTCGTATTTAAGCATGTTGGTATTCCGGAAGGCGGAAAAAGAAGTGTTGGGCTTGAGGTCGGGATTGTAGATTCCAACGGGACTGTTGTTGTTTCGGATAGAATTATTGGCGATAATCCAGCTCCAACAATATCAAGTAATGGTTTTTCTGTAGATTCTCAAAGCGAAGTAACAAAAGTAAAATTTAATTTTAATTATATTCGAGGTAGGCAAGAAAAAACTACTTTATTGAATTTATATAGATCTGATCAACCTGATTTTGAGATAACAGGTTCCGATGGTTTGCCATTTACTGAAATTAATCAGACAAACTCTACTTTTGTTAAGTCCGTACTGGGAGAAGGAGATGCAACTTTTGGAGATAATATTACTCAAATAGTAGATGATACCGCAGAAGTGGGCGAGGAAATAACTGGATACTATTATAAATTATTACCTTTCGATGATTTTGGTAGTGGAGTATTGTATACTGCGGTTGATGATAAAGATCCAATAGAAAAAGTTTGGGTTTTACCTAAAAACTTTCATTCAAAAAATCCAGATGCTCCTACTGGTCCCGCTATAAAAATTACTACAGACGAAATTCCTGGACCTGTAAAGAACTTAGAAGGCGAAACTGCTTTTGAAAATTATTTCTTGAATTGGAATATGCCTAATGCTCAAATTCAAAATAATCTTTTGGTTGATGCTGCTCCAAATGATATTAGTTACTATGAGGTGTGGCAATCAGCAGGGCAACCTAATAATTTTTTACAATTTTCTGATGGATCTTTTTTAACAGAAGAGCAAAATGCTACAGGATACAGAAGAATTGATGGAATACAATATACCTTTGGAGATAATATTCCAACTGAATATGAAGATTTTGCGAGTGGTATTGTAAATGCTACAAATGTATTGGATATAGATGCATCTTCTCCGTCTATACAAATAACTCATAGAGGACAAGTAAATGATACTAGTTACTTTTGGGTAAGACCTGTTGATCACGCTGGAAATAAAGGGCCTTTTACTGGTGCATCCGATCTTGCTAATACTGATAATGTAGAGGGTTTGAAGTTAATTTTAGGACAAGCAAAAACTACAGATATTGCTGACTTTGAGCAAAATATAACAAAAACATTTCCTAATACGGTAGCTTTGGTTCCTAATAACCCTTTTAAAAATCAAGACCCCAATAGTTCGTCTATATCTTGGGAAAGTCATTATTTGTATAATAACGGAACTGGCTATTATATTTCTGCAGGTAGCACAGACGATAAATTTCTTTATTTTACGGGAAGTTCTTTAGAGTTAACTGAAGACCAAAAGAAGGAAGAATTAAAGCTGGGTCAAGCTGGAGGAGGAACTCTTGACGACTCTAAAAATAATCCCCTCAGGAATGTAGTCTTTACTGGAGATTACGATTCTGTAGATTATCATCCCGCTGGACAGGGGCAGGGTACCGACAATGAGCTTCCGGCAGTAGTAGATGATAGCGATTTTATAATAGCAAGAAATGTAAACGGCGTAGCCTCTCCAATGTGGCACGCATTTGCTAACGCATTGATTGGTAGTGCTCACATAGAAAATGCCGCTATTACAAATGCAAAAATTCATAACTTAACTGCAGACAAAATTAGAAGTGCAGAAATAAAAGGTCAAGATATTCAGGTGGGTCTTGGTGGGGGTAGCGGTCAAATTAGGAGCGCTGGCTTCGATGGTCTTGCTGATACTGGAAAAGGTTTTGTTGTTAGTGGAGACGGAAGCTTCGTTTTTGCGGCGGACGACGGAAGATTGCACTTTGATGATGGCGAACTTGTATTAGAAGGAAAGCTTAAGCAAGTTGATGGTAAAGAATATACGTTTATAGATTTAG